CGACCCACGGGATCGCCACGCCACCGTTGACGCGTTCGACGATCCCGGTCGGTCCGTAGAGCTGGTATCCGGACGGGTCGACCAGGACAGGCGTCGAGCTACCGGAGTAGAGGTAGAGCGAGGTGATGGACAGGATCGGACGGCGGGACAGGACGACCCGGCATCCGTCGATCGGCAGAAGCTCGGTGTACGAGGTCGGGACTATGTCGCCCACCTCGCGCGTGACGACCGCCTGAGCCGCGTCGATGAAGTCCTGGATTTCGACGTCGTCGGCAGTGTTGTTCTTGTTCATGTGCAGCTTGGCATCCGCCAGTGACACGATGCGGCGGGTGATCGCGAGGACGTCGAACTGACCATCGTCCACGCCGATCGCGGCCCCTGACGCCGTCCAGAGGTAGAGCCACGTCCCGGGTGCCGTCGTCGTGAAGTTGCAGGAGTACTGGCCGGTACCGTCGTGCGCGATCGTCAGAGTAGCCGGGCTTTCCAGCGTGGTGCCGTCCGGCTTGGTGACGACCAGGCTCATGGTCGCGTCGATCGGAGTGCCGAGAGTGTCAGTGACCGTGGTCGTCAGGCGGACCTGCTGGCCGAGCGTGTAGCTCACGAGGAACCTCCGACTGTGGACGTGAGGACAGCGGACGACCGGTGGCCGGAGGACAGGCCGAATGCGGGACGGGCGGACGAGGTGAGCGGGAAAGCCGTCCCCGGCGTCACGGTCAGGACAGCGACGGGGACATTCACGCCTGGCTGAAAACCGGTCGCGGACAGCGCGCCGGATGCGGACAGGACGGCGGACGCGCGGAGGACAAGGTTCGGGACAGCGGACAGGACACCCTGACCGGACAGGACAGCGAGCGCCTGTTGCCTAGCTAGCGCGGACAGCGTCCCGGCTGCGGACAGGACGGCGGTCACGCCAGCGCCGGACGACCCGAGCGCGGACAGCGAACCCTCGCCGGACAGAGCTGCGGCACCGTTGATGATCTGGGTTCCGGCGGCCGCGAGCGAGCCGACACCGGAGAGCGTCGCCGTGGCACCCGAGCTCGCCGCGCCGGTGGCCGCCAGCGATCCGGCTCCCGCCATTGCAGCTGTGGCTGCCTGCGTGGCAGCCGCTGCAAAGGTTCCAGCGCCCGTCGCCGTGGCGCCCGCCTCCTGGCGAGCCACGGCACCCAAGGCACCCACGCCATCCAGCGCGGCGGCTGCGCGAATGGTCTGCGTAGCGTCGGCTGTGAGCGAGCCGACGCCCGATGCGGCACTGCCTGCGCCCTGCGTGGCGAGCGCGGCCAGCGCGGAACTGGCAGCCAGCACTGCGACGCCAGCCTGGTTGCCGCCAGCCGTTGCCGAGAGCGAGCCGGCGCCGACCATGGCCGACGCGGCATTCTGCGTAGCCAGCACGGCCAGCGTGGAAGCACCGGTCAGGGCCGCAGTCCCCGTTACCGCTCCGCTGGCGGACAGTACTCCCGCGCCGGCGGCCGCCGCGGTGGCCCCCTGCCGGACAGTGCCGGATAGGACACTCGCGCCGGACAGGACAGCGGCCCCGGCAACGACACCCGCGGCGGATAGGACACCTGCGCCGGACATCGTGGCGGACGAACCCTGGCGGACGGTCGCGGACAGGACGCCTGCACCGACCGCGGATGAGGAGGCGTTCTGGACAGCGACGGCCGAGAGGACACCAGCACCGACCGCCGCCATCGATGAACCCTGACGGACGACAGCGGTCAGGACGCCGGCGCCAGCCAGCGTCGCTGTCCCGTTGACGGTGACCGCGCTGTCCTGCGGTGGCAGTACGGGAAAGGGCATGTCAGCCTCGCAGCATCGCGAGCGCCGGGCAGGTGGTCTGGAGGGCGGCACCGGTCGGGAACGTCGACGGCATGACGCCCGCCGACTGGCCGGTGAGCCGCCATGCCACGTAGTTCGCAGAGTTGACCGACCCGGCGGTGGTCACCTGCGGCAGGTGATCGCTCGGGCCGTTGACCCACCGGAGCGTGGGGGTACCGCCTGTGCCGATGACCTCGATCTTGCTGACCAGCCAGTACAGGCCCGGATCCGGACGCCAGATGTAGCCACCGCCGGTGGTTGTTTTGACACCCGCAGTGGTCCCTGTGTTGAGGACGCCCGCGACGGTGATCTCCTGCCACAGGACATCGGGGTACCCGGTGTAGTTGCTGTCCTTGTAGATGCCGATGCGCAGCTGCCATCCCGCCGTCGTGGCCGCACCGACAACCTCCATGGCCCACGTGGTCCAGCGCGTGTTCGCCTCGGTGATGTAGAACGGCTGGGCGAACATGTGGCCTGCCGTCCCGACGGCAGCCGTCCCGACGGCGCCATATTGCGGCGTGTAGTAGTTCGGGGCGATGGTCACGATGCGGACGCTGGCCGACTTCTGCGCGGGGGAGTTCATCTGGCTGGCCACGCCGTACGCCACATTGGGTGTCAGCCGGGTGACGGCGTCCAGAAGCGCGTCCGCGCACAAGCCCGCGCCGAGGTCGTTCGGGTGTAGCCCGTCCGAGAAGTTCGCGGTTGCCGCCCCGAGCTTGCTGTCGATGTCGGCCACCTGCACCATGCCGTCGAACTCGCCCGCCACGGTGGCCAGGTCGGCATTGAACGCCGCCACGTCGCTGTCATGCGATCCGGTCTGCGCTGTCCAGCTCGGGTAGTGCGTCGTGTAGAAGCCTGCCGGCAGTCGCGCGATGTTGGCCACGATCACCGCTGGCGGAGACTTCGCCTCGAGCCAGGAGCAGTCGTAGTAGACCAATCCGGAGTTCGCCGTAACCGTCGCGATGATCGTCTGGGAGGCGTTGGCGCTGGTCAGGTTGGTAACGCGCTTGATCACCGGAACGTTGGACAGCGAGACCGAGGGCATGATGTCGTTGGTGCTGATCGTGCCCGTGACTCCGGCCGAGCCGGAGAAGGTGACCGTACCTCCGTTCGTACCAGAGCGGCCGATGAAGCACATCACGACCGGCTCGCCCGCGTAGTCAGCGGGCAGGGTGACCGTGACCGTGCCACCCGTGGTGTTGTGCCAGCGCCACGTGCCCGAGGACGCCTGATCATGCTTGCCGGTCTCCGCCGTCCACGAGCCCCCGTAGCTCGGCTGGAGGATGCCTGACGCAGCGTCGTTCTCGGCGATCGTGGACGCGCGCCAGCGGGAGATGCAGGAACGGAGCGCGTGCTGCCACGCCGTCCGCATTTGCGTGGTCGCGCCGCCCAAGGTCCCGAGGTCGTTGATCCCGAACACCATGGCCAGCGCGCCACCCTGGCCGGTGTACGGCGCCGTCTTACCCGGGAACTTGCCGCCCGAGGTCTCCCGCCAGAGCGTCGCCCATCCACCCTGGCTGGCACCCTCGACACACAGGCGGGAAGCGGACACGGCGTACTTCCGCCAGTTGCCATACTCGATGTCCAGCATCTGGCGGAAGACTGCGTCCATACGACCTGTCTGGTCGTATGACCCTGCGTTGCCATCGCCGTAGCTATGGCTGAACCAGTTCCAGACGTCAGGCCGGTTATAGACCGGTCGCGGCGCGAGCGTCCCGGACATCAGACCACCGTCGCCAGCGAGTACGTCAGAGACCCGCCCGTCCCGGTGGAAATGAACGAGATCGCCAGCGAGCACCACTGGTGCGGAACCTCGAACCGGTCGCCGGGGTTCAGGTACCAGTGATTGACCGTCGTCGTCGGGGCAGTGGAATCGAACCTCATGTAGACGACAAGGCTCCCGTTGTTGACCATCATGATCCCGACACGCTGAACATCCGCAGCGATCGCCGACGTGGTCGCAGTGGCGGACAACGTCCACGATCCGTGCGTCTGGCCGGTCGCGTCGATCTCGCGGATGTATTGGTACCGGCCGCCCGACGCCGGGTCGTACGTGATCAGCGTCGTGCCGCTCCCAGGGGTTACCGCGAGAGAGCCGTTGGTGCCCATACCGGTCTCCTACGTCAGCGAGACGGAGAGCGCCCCGACGGCAATCTGGAAGGTGTTGCCGTTGGCGACCGAGATGGGCTGACCGGTGAACGTGCCGTACCACCACCGCAGCGGCGAGCCAGCCGAATCCCAGATCTCGACACCGACAATCGACCAGGCACCACCTGATCCGTTCGTCCACGACAGCGCGGTGGTGCCTGGGCCGGTCGTCGCGCCGGCCGACGCCGCCGAGAAGGTGTTGCCGGACAGGCTGGTACCGCCTGCGGTGTAGCCGGTGCCGGTCAGTTCCGTGCCGGCCGTGGTGGCCGTCGGCGCGGTGGTCGTCAAGCGGACCTTGGCCGGCGTGGTGAACATCGTCGGCGAGCTGGTGCCGAGGGTCAGGTCGAGGATTTTATTCGCCTGAACCTGAACGATCGCTGCCATCGTGCTCACCCCTCTCGGACTCGGACGTGCCGGTCATCTCGGCCGCGGTCGGGCCATCGGACTGTTGGACGACAGCGCCGTCCGGGCCGGTGACCGACCACCCGGGCAAGCCGGTGAGCTCGCTCGGACGGTCGGTGCCGCCGCTACTTCTGGGCGTCACGCGGATACTCGTTCGGCACCGCGTGACCGGTCGGCCGGTCCTTCGGGTACTCGACTGTGCGCGACTTGTCGTCCGAGCGGTCCTGGTGCTCGATGTTCGCGTCCTTCGGAGGCTCGGGCTGGGGCGGATCGGTGACGAGCGCGCCTTCCTGCGGAACCTGGTTGCTGGCCGCAAGGTGCGAGGAACCCGCATCCCGGTCGGAGAGCACCAGTTCATCCCCGCGTGCGCGACCGTCGTAGGCAGCCACGTCGTCCGCGACCACCGGCAGGGCCTCCTGGCTCTGCGGCTTCTTGTCGTCCGCCGCAGGCTTGGAGCCGGCGGCAGGCTTGCTGGTCTCAGCCATCTCGGCTCCTTACTTCGCGACGAGGGTGCGGAACGCACCCGGGACGAGGGCATCGGCGCCGACGCGCCAGAACGCGAACCAGCCACCCTGGCCGGTGGGGCGCGCCGTGGTCGGATCCTTGACCATCGGCTCGTACATCACCGACATGCCGATGCGGTCGACGATCGCGTACTGCTTGAAGTCGCCGTAAACCGCGAGCTTCGTAGCTGCCGTGAGCGCGTAGGTCGGGGTGCTGGTCGACTCGTAGATTGGCCCGCCGAGCAGCTGCTCGGGAGAGCCCTGGCCCAAGTTGGTCCAGTAGCTCGAGCCGCCCGCAGTGTCGAACCCGCGCGCAATGTTGATTGCGGTCAGCGACGTCACCCATGCGGCGCCACTGCGGAAGCGGGGCGGGAGCGCGGCCTGCGTGTTGTACAGGTCGTTGACGCTCCACAGGCCGGACGTGCCGGTCGTACCAGCCGCCGGGGTTCCGTTCGGGCCCGCCGCTCCGGAGGTAACCGTGGTGGTCGCCGCGACGTAGATGCCCTTCGGCTGACCGGTGCCGGTGCCGACGGCGAACGCCGACTCCTCCAGCCGGTCCTTCGCGTCGGCGAGCAGCATGGGGACCTCGGTCGCGAAGTCCGAGTCCTCAAGAATCTCGTACGAGCCGAACACCCAGGCCGAGGCCTTCTGTGGGGTGATCTGGATGTTGCTGAACGTCGGCGAGTTGTCTCCGACCACTCCGGCTTCCGCCAGCCACGCGGCGTTCATGCCGGCCGACGCGACGCCGTTCCACGTATTCGTGGCGGTCGTCTTGATGTTGGAGATCCGGCGGTAGGGGTTCACCGAACCTGAGTTGGTCAGGATGACCGAGGGGTCGAGGGTGAACGGGACCAGGTAGCCACCGTTCGCGCTGGTCAGCGAGAGCGCCGCACGCGAGAGGGTGGTCGGATCCTGCAAGTACTCCTCGAAGGCCCGGTAGTACTCGGGCGAGCCCGTGACCAGCATGTGGCGGGCGATCAGCGAGCCCTGGCGCTTGCCGGTTCGCTCGATCAGCGCGGTGGCATGCTCCTTGCTCTCGTCGCTGATGTACGGCGCCTGCTCGACGGCGTCCTTGCCGCGGGAGATCATCTCGCCGGGAGTGAGGGTCATCGAGCGGACCGCGACAAGCGCGTCGTACGGGTCGCGCTTGTGCGAGTGACCCATGTAACCGCGGCGTCCGGTGTCCTCGCCGTGGTCGACGCCCTGGATGCCGGACACCGAGTCTGGCCGGGTGCCGGGGTTGGCGTAGTCGAGGCTGGTCGACCGGACGGCGTCCATACGGCGTTCGAGGTTGAGCAGGCGCTCGTGCTCGACCTTGCCCGCCTCGAACTCGTCGAGCAGGGTGGTTGAGCGGGTCAGGTCGTCGTCGGTCGGTTCATCCTGCTCCTCGATCGCCTGGAGCTCGGCCTTGATCTCGGTCAGGCGGTTAGCGAGGAGTTCCGATCGGCGGGGGGCGCCACCTCGGATGGGGTAGATGGGTCGGCCGTCGGCGCGGTAGCCGACGATGCGGGCTGCGTCCACTCGAGCACTCCAGAGCGCGCGATCCGGTCACGGATCAGGATTCGGTTCCGCTCGGAGTGGTCGCTGGCAGCGGCCGGCTCTACGGGATCGGCTCCGGAAGGAGTGATCGATGCGACCGGCGCAGCGGCAAGCTGGGTGGTTCGCATGAGCAGCTCGTACAAAAGACGGGCCTTCTCGTCCTCGGACAATACGGCACCGAGGCCAGGGAGGGCGATAGAGCGCACAGAGGTGATCTCCGCCTGAGTGTAGGCGGGGAACGGGGTCGGGCCGTATTCACGCAGACCCAACTCGGTACGGGTGACCTTCGGGAGGCTGCCGCCCTTGCCGGCGCGAGGCACCCGTTCGGGGTTGCTGCGGATGATCCGGCCGGTGAACGAGTGGCCTTTCACTCCACCGTCGCGGATCGCCTCCAGTACGGCGTCCGCGGTGGCCGTGTTGTTGTACCGGCTGACCGTCAGCAGTCCCTTGGCGTCAGGCGTCACCGACAGCGGCACGCCGAGCGGGATGGAGTACAGGTCGGACGGAGTGCCATGGATCGTCATGCCGTGGTTGTAGAAGACACCGGCCTTGAGGCCGGACTCCTTGGCAGACTTGTTGAACGCGCTCCGTCCGATCTCCTCGATGTAGTGGCCCTGCCCGTCGCGGATCTCGGCAGGGGTGTCGAAGACAGCGGCGTAGGCGGTGACCGTCCGGCCCTTCACCTCGAGATCCAGAAGCGGCACGCCGCGGGAGATGTAGTCGTTCATGAGGTCGCCTTTCCTGCCGTGACCGCAGGCACCTTGCCGTTGACTCTTCCGTTGAGGGGCGGCCGACCGCTGTCCGGCGCGTCCGGAGTGGGCTCGGGCTGATCGGGCATCGGCTCTTGCAGCTGAACGCTGTAGAGGCCAGAGTGCACGAGTTTGCTCCAGTCGCCGTCGGCCAGCAGGGCATCGCGGGCGGACTCCGGTTCCCATCCCGAGTTGATCAGGGTCTGGAGCGTCGAGGCGTTGGTCTGCATGATCTGTGCGGCCTCGAGCTTGTCGACGCGCAGGAAGGCGATGTCGCGATCGTCGTACCAGAGGACGGCGCCGGGTGGGACGTCGAGAAGAACGGCCAGGGAGCCGGCGACGTTCTCCCAGAGGAAGCGCAGGGTGATGTCCGCATACGCGCGCTTGGCCTGCGTGTAGTTCGAGTACGTCGCGGCCTGCAGGCCTTCGCTCAGACCGACGATGATCGGCGGGACGCCCGCCGCCCCCGCGATGCGGGTCTCCAGGCGACCGGTCACCTGGGAGAAGTCGATCTGCTTCAGGTCGGTCCCGATGACCGTCGCGTCGACGCCTCCGCCAATGTGCAGGGATCGGTAGGCGTTCGCAATGCCCATGTGCTGCTCTTCAAACAACTGCTTGAGTGCACGGACCTGCGTGACGTCGAGGTCAGGGGCGTACTTGAAGAGGGTCTGCAGAGTGGCGCCGTTGCGGAAGAACGCATTGCGATGGTCGGTCGCGGCGTCGTCGCCCTCGATCTCCCGGATCAGCGGGG